ACAACACAATTAGAAAAAGCTCAACAAAGGGGTTTTCCGCTTCCTCTACCAGGAATGCCATTTGGTTTAAAAATTGATACTGCTAAATTTGAGGAGCAAGAATTTGATCCAAAACGTGGAGTATATGTTGGAAAAGATAGACCTAAAGGTATTTTTCGAGGCATAGCAGGATATGCTGATGCCCTTACTGGAAACCTTACAGACTTTGATAAACTCGGAGGTGGATTTTTATATACAAAAGGTCCATCAATTGCAGGATTTGGTAAAGCAGCTGAAAATAAAGAATTATCTACTAGTGCACAGAAACAATTAGAAAAACTATATGAGCCAGAAAAAACAGCATTAGAGGAAACTGATGAGTACAAAGAGTCCTTAAAAAGTATTTTAGGTGACAAAGAACTTAGAGCTTTACGAAGAAGTATAAGAAGAGAAGAAGCTATAGATAATCAATTACAATATATAGCTACAGAGCCTATAAGACAGGCATTTGCTAATAAGGCTGCAGAAGATGCTGCACAGAGGGGATTGAGAATTAGAGCTGCAAAAGAAGCAATGCCATCTAATATTCAAAATATAATGCTATCAAAACAAGCTCAGGCCGCAACTGCCTCTTCCGCTGAAGCAGAAAGGGCAAGGGCTGCAGCTGATCAACAAGATGCTGCAACCAGATTTGCAGGTCTTGGCATGCAACGTCGATTTGGTTAATTTAAACTAAAAGAATATCGAGAGGTAATTAATTATGGGAGGTAGGACTCCACCACCACCACAGATAATATATCCACCAGCTGCTCCACCACCAGCTCCTACTACGCAAGTCCCTACTCAGGCTCTTGCTAGTCAGTCAGCATTGAATGAAGTAAGTGGCAAGCAGCAAAGGTTGAATATGGAACTTGGTGCTCAATTAGATAGAACTAATGCAGAGTTTTTTGCTACTCAAGATATTAGGCGAGGTCAAGCAGGTGCTGCAGAACAACGTCTGACTATTGATAAAGCAGGAGAAGATACTCGTGCTACTGCAAGAGTTCAAGGTCAAGAGAATCGTGCCCAAATAGGTGAAACTGGACTTCAGTATAGAAAAGGATTACAAACAGCAGGTGCTGAAGATAGAAAGAGAGACTTGCAGCAAGAGATGTTTAGACGCTATAAAGAGAATAGAGATTACGAGCAGGCACAGAGCCAATATAAAACATGAAGAAATGGATTCAGACCTTATCTAACAAAGATCGTGAATCCTTTCTTGAATTTTGTAAAAAAGCATCAAGTCCAATACAGATATATTTATTTTCCCGTTTTTTAGGTTTTCAAGGGACAGTTGTGGAATGCAACGAATGGTCTACAAAAGAATTTAAAAAAAGAAATTTTAACGTAGTTTTAGAATCTGAAATAGATAATATGCAGATTGATATAAATAAATTACGTGATGCAATTGATATGGGAATAGTTAAACAGGATATGGGTGCAGCAAGAATCGCAATGCTCCAAAAAGAATTACGTGGAGCTATAAAACAAATAGAAGATAAAAAGATTTTGCAAGATAAACAGGGATTAATTCTTGCTGGTGCAGATAGAGCATTACGTGAGATGTTATCTATCTTTAGAGATGATCCTATCGAAGGACCTTTGCAAGAAGCATCGATGGGAGTATGGACAAAAATACTTCAGGAAGAATCCTAAGCAAAAGTACGCTAAGCTACATTTATGGCAGGTACAAGTATTTACAGCGTTTATAGACGCACAGCCAGAGCAGCTGCAAAACAACAAGTAGTCAAGAAAACTTCAACTGTTGATGTAGAAAAGGCTAGAAAAAATTTTGCATATTTTTGCGATGTTGTAGGGGGAAAACCTCCTGCGAAACACCACCTTGAGTGGCACAAATTTTTATGTACAGGAGATGACAGTGAATGTCTTAAGGGTATTGCTGGTCCTAATGTTGACATATTGGCTCCTAGAGGATCTGCTAAATCTACCGTATTAGGTTTATATACAGCATGGGCTATTGGCATACATGCTTTAAATAAAATGCCTTTAAAAATTTTATATATTTCTTACACAGTTGATGTTGCTAGACCAAAGAGTGCAGCAATTAAAAGAATTATTGATGAAAGTAAAGTTTATAAAGAAATTTTTCCTACAGTAAAGATTGCTAAAGGAATTAATTCGAATGAATATTGGAGTATAGATTGGAAATTCGCAGGAATAAAATCTACTGGTGAAGAAGAATTTAGTGTTTGTTGTGCAGGATTAAAAGGTGCTGTTACTTCAAAAAGATCACATCTCTGCATAATTGATGACGCTATCAAAAGTGCTGATGATATAAAAAATAAAGATATCCGACAAGCTATGGAAGATAACTGGAACGCAGTTATTGTTCCTACTATGTTTGAAGGTGCTAGAGCTATTTGTTTAGGAACTAGATTTAGACATGATGATATTCATAGTAGAACTTTTCTTCCAGCTAATGGTTGGAAACAAATAGTACAATCTGCAATAACTGTAGATAAGGAAGGAGAGGAAACATCTTACTGGCCTGATATGTGGTCTTTAGATTACTTAAGTCAAAGAAGGAGAATAGCCCCTGTAGCATTTAGTTTTCAATATCAGAATCAAGTTGTCCAAACTAGTGAATTATCTTTGTCTCCAGACTTGATTGTTAAAGGGACAATAGCTACAGATTTTGATGCTTTAGGAGTAGGAGTAGATTTATCAGCTGGAGTTAGAGAAAGAAATGATTATACTGTTTTTGTTATGGGTGGCCGAGTAAAAGATAAAATCCATATTATTGATTGCAAACGAGTTAGGGTGATGGGAAATTTAGAAAAATTAGAACTTTTAATGGAAATGATGGAAGAATGGGGAGTAATTATGAAAGATGGTAAAAATTATTTTCCTACAGGTACTTCCTTACATGTATGGTCTGAAGCAGTTGCATATCAAGCTTCTTTAGAAGCGGACTTTAAAAGAATATGTCAAACAGAACAAGGTTTGTATAATTTAATTTGGCATCCAGTAAAAGGATTTCGTGGAGATAAAGTTGCGAGATTTAGAGGAATTATGGGACTTTTTGAACAAAGAAAAATCATTTTTAATAAGTATCGTAAGTTTGGAGCATTAACAGATGAGATAGTAAATTTTGGAGTTAGCTCACATGATGATTGCGTAGATGCTCTAGTTTGGCTATGTAATGGGTTAATGACTCGTGGAAAACTTGAGTTAGAGTATTGAGGATTTAAACTAGAAGTATTAACAATGCCAGAACCAACTTTTTACAAACTTGAACTTGAGCAAGATGCTTATGGTTCAGCTGTGATTTCATTACCCGATGAGCTATGTCATGACATGGCACTCCAACCAAATGAAAGATTTGATGTTGAAGTTGAAGGAGATGTAATCACTTTGAAGCGTTTACATGCTGGGTATGTCATTGACCAATAGCAAAGGGATCTAATTAATGGAGAGTAATAGTAAAGCTGTTCTCGATGAAATGATTAAGTCCGTCATAACTCGTGACGGAAAAGGATCAGCTGACACAATGCTGGTTAGTTCTCACTTATCCCAAATGAAGATGTTTGGTATAAGACAGGGAGTTGAGTTTTATCCGCAGCAAGATAATTTTGGTACACAAAGATTTGATTTTATTCAGCAAGTTATAAAGTTTAATCAACTAGATGCAAGATTAGATGCAATATGGGATAGGTTTTTAGCATATGGAAAAGGATTATTTTATATAAGACCTACGAAAAAATCTTACAGAATTTATTGGTTTAATAAAGATTCTTATAGGACATATTATTCACCTGAAGGAGAACTAGAAGAAGTAATCATTATTTATCCATATAAGGTTAGATCCTCGAAAGGTTTTGCTGGGGTTGGTTTAAATACTGATAAAAGATATATGAGATTAAAAATTACGGCTACAGAAATAGAAGAATATCATGCAGAACAAGAAATAACTTTTGATCAAGAAAATACAAATTTTGCAACTTTTGATAAAAAAATTGTAGAAAATACTATGGAGTTTATTCCATGTGTTGAAGTATTTAATAATCCTGATGCTTTTGGAACTGATGGTTCAGGTGAGTTTGATTTTATTGCTAATCAAATCACAGCTCATGATGAGATGGTTAAAAACATTAGAGCTAACTTATCATTCTTTGGTAATCCA